AGACTTGTCGGTTCTGTTTTTGACCTTGTCCAGGCTTTCCTGAATTGCATCGGCCTGTTCTTTGGTTCCGATGATCTCTTTGCCGAACAGGGTCATACTGTTCGCCGCGCCTTTAGCTGCGTCAGAGGTATCCCTTATCGTCTTGGCAACTTGCTCGTCGGTCAAAAACTTAGGGGTTGGATCGTCTGCCGTGCTGAACAATTCTCCAAACCCAGCGAACCCAGTCTTGATAACCGTGAAAAACTCGTTCCAGTCTTTATTAATATTGGATATTTTTTGAGACAGCCAGATAACACCGTTCGCCAAAATCCTCAACGCCTCTACCATTACCTTGACGACGTCCACACCCTGAACAAGGAGACTGAAAAACTTATCGACGTCATCTTGATTGAGGGTTTTGATCCAGTCGGCAGTCGCCGTTCCGATGTTCTGGAACGTAGCGGCGAGGCGAGCGGTCACGTCGGTGTTGGCGTCAGAGAATTCGAACAGGGCCTTCTTCGCTTTGGAGAACGCCCCCTGGATAGAACCAAGAACGGTGCTACCCAGGCTCTGCGCGAAGCCGCCGAACTCTTTTTCCAAACCAGAATTCAATGTCGTGATGAAGTCAAGCGATGCGATCTCACCCTTCTCGACGGCGGCGATGACCTGGGAGATCGACTTGCCGCTCTCAGTGGCGAACACGCGCATGGCGACAGGCAGGGCTTCACCAATCTGCTGGCGCAATTCTTCCATCGACAGGACACCCTTACCAGCGACCTGCTGGAGACCAATCGAGAACCGTTTCAATTCCTCGGACGTTCCACCAAACGCAGCGATGGCGTCAGCGCCGAACTGAATGGATCGGAACGCGACCTCGCTTTCAATGCCGGCGGCGCGCAGTCGCGTGAAACTATCAGTAACCGCGTCAATTGAGAATGGGGTTGAGCCGAACGTCTTAAATAATCTGTCGAATGTCACGCGCGCCTTCTTGGCTCCACCCTCGACGGCGGTCAAACGAATGAACATCTGCTGCATATCACCGATGACCTGGACAAGGCCCTTCGACACACGGACAAGCGTGCCAACGGCGAGCAGACCAAGTGCCAGTCGGAAGCCCTTGATCGAACTCGTCGCCCGCTTCGCCGTCTTGCCAATCTTGTCGACGTTCTTCTCCGCTTGCTTGAGCGGAGCGTTGGTCTTGTTGTTGGCGGTAATGTTGATGCCGATATTAAATGCCATGTTATCGCGGCCTATTCTGTTCCTCAATAAGCATCCTGTTCATAGTCCGCCCCAGGATGTCGAGGCAGGACCAGAAGAACGCATCCTGATACATTATAGCCTGTCCGTCAGGGGTTTGATAGGCGAACCACCCCTGCTCGGACGACCTATAGCACTTGAAAAACCAGCCTAAATAGAACTGCGCCGACCGTTGACTTGTCCGTATCTCAGCGATACGAGACGATGTCAGGGGGTTGCTTCCCCATCGGGCGGCGCGCTCGAGTTTCCCATGTCGTCATCCGATGGCGAAGAGAACTCGGACAGCTTCATCAGAAGTTCCGCGGCGAGGTTCAGGAAGAACGGGAAGCCGACAACGCTGTCAACCTCAAGGATATTCCCCTCGCCGTCGAAAAGATTTTGAACATCGACATACGTGGGCAACAGGTGTCCCGTCGTTTTGACGATGGGCTTCAACTGGTCCGTGGACATATCGGAGACCTCGGTCTCACCGGCTACGCCGGCCTCGTTGAACGCGTCGATCAGGAAGATCAGATCGGCGACGTTCATCGGTCTGATGGTGGCAGTGATCTGATCTGCCGGTGCGAGCTTGTCGTTGCCCCTCCACTCGGGGACATACGTGGTCTGTTTGGAAAACGGAATTCTCATAAGAGTGCCCTCTTGGTTTAAGTTTTGGAGGAAAGGTGCAGTGTGAGTGTACCTTTCCTCCGTTTGATAAACTTAGTTCTCGTAGCCGCTCGTGACGTTGTTCAGCTGGATGCGGAACATTTCACCAATCGTGGAGTCGTACTCGGCCTTCGCGGTAAAGGTCGACACGATACGGTTGGGGCCACCCATCGGAGCGGAGAAGGAAAGGAACTTCATGCTCGGAATGTGAACCCGGAGACCGTAATAGCCCAGGAATATCGAAGTGTCCAGCGAAGCAATATTGCCGATGCTCATGCCGCTGTTGACATTCATGGTCGTGATCCGCATGCGCCGGGACTCGTATGCGATGAACGCATCGTATTCGGCGTGCGAAGCGAACGAGAGCGTCCCGCTGATATTCATCCGGCGGAAATCATTCGGCTGGAATTCAGCGTACTTTTTCGTGCCGTCAAGCAGGACGACCCCCTCGTGAGGAACTTCGATGGACAGGGTCAGCTGCTCGAAGTTGGCGTTGGCCGCGAGGTTCGCGGACGTGGTATCGGTGGAGACCTCAATCGAAGTCATGTCCCAGACCCACGGCTTGCCGCCGGAAGAGACCAGGGAGTTGATCGCGGCGATGCGCTCGATGCGCGTGACGTTCTTCGACATCAATGTCGCCGTCATTGCCAGGAGGGCACCGGCTTGGAAGTTGAGTTCCAGACCCGTGACGATGCTGCCGTTGAACTGGAACGCAGAACCAACGTCGCGATAGACCATCGCAGCAATCGGCTCCAAGAACGCGGTCGGAGAATGCGCGGCCTGACGAGGAATGAAATTGTGATAGAACTGAGGCTTGCCAGCTTCCGAACCTGAGTTCGCGCCGGTCGAGCCAGCGTTCGTGATCATGGAAGAGACGTCCGCGCCGATGGCTGCATGCAACAGAACGCCCATCGCATTGGGGTTCGGCTCCATGACGATGTCTCCACCGCCGAAGTCGATGCCCTTGTGGGACGGGGGCGCGTCGCGGCGACCCGTAATCGAACCCTCTTCGAGTTCTTCGAGAGTATGTTCCATGCTTTCTGAAACGAAGTTCGTCCAGAGATTAACACTATTGATGTTATTCCCAATAGACGTGACCTTCGCGAAGCCAATCTGTCCACCTGTTCCGGATGCCATTTTATTCTCCTAGGTTATAGCCGGGACGAACACGAGGACATCAACCTCGAATTCAGCCATCGCCACGAACGACTTGCTTTCGTCATCCCTGGCATTTGCAAATTCTGCCGGGCCTAGTTGAGAAGTCTCAAGGTCTGTGTCAAATCCGGGGTTCGCCCTGATAGCGTCTTGAGCCAGCTTAACCAAGCTATTCCGCAGTGTAGCGGCTTCATTATGGGAAGTAAAGTCGAAGGCAATAAGCGTGCAGACGTAGGTTGCGCTCACAACATACTCATTTCCCGCACGAAGTTCGGGGTCAGAACGCTGCAAGACCACGTCGCAATAGGGCATATTGTGGATGCCGACATCGCGCTCGTCGCCCTCATAGCGAACCAACTCGAGAGCCGTCACATTGGTCTCGATCAAGGTCCGAAGGCTCTCGCCTATCCCATTGTAATCTATCACCTTGTCCTCGCAATTATCTTCTTGAGCCACGCATCAGCTATAGGTTGCATAATCTTCACAGCTTCTCGCTCTGTAGCAAACACTCGTCGGGCAGGGACATTACTCGCCTTGGCCCGGCGGATCGATATGCTGTTTCCCGTCACCCCTTCCAGGGCGTTCGGGTTTCTCAATGGTATCGTGACCGGCTTGCCGACGAAGCCCGGCGTCGTGAACCCTTTCTCATGGTCCTGAATGTTCCAGCCCGTCGCCGTGTGTCCGATTACGAGGTTGTTCCCGACCAGCTTGAACGAGATATTCTTCCTCTCCGTGATCAGGGCCTTCCGTCGTCCTGTCCTGGCCCTGGCCCATTTCCCAAGCTTCGGATATGTCCCGTTGTCTTGTGTCGTGATCCGATTGCGGGCGTCGTCTCTGATGCCGCGACCGAACATATTGAATAGGGACTTGGTCTTTCGCAGTTCCCTGCGTATCTTGACCAAACCCTCGCGCGTCTCGACCAGTCCTGTTACGCGGATCGTCGTCACACCGGACACCCATCAGTGCCCAGGGGTCCGTCGCCGTCCCGCGCGTCCCGGTCAGCGTTGACGTGGTCGCGGTCAACCGCCTGATCCAGTTCGTTGAGGACCGGGGAGAAGATCGTATGATAGCTCCCCGTCGAGGACCAAGCCTCATTGTCCCCCGAAGAGAGAAGGGTCTGCGACGCCGTGTTCAACAGCATCTTCCCGTCCCTCAAGTCCTCGAGATATTTCAGGCCCCGATCATACCGACCCTGCATGAAGTCAGGTAGCTGTCCAAGCTTTTCGAACAGCATATTCGCGATAGCAAAGTCTGAGGCAATCATCGTCACGATAGGCTCCGCGACGACCGGCGTCTCATACCGGGCGGCGAGGAATGCGTTCATGAAGCTCTCTGCATCAGAGATGAATATCGATGCTACATCATCACTGGAGACATCCAGAGAACCCGCCCCGACCATAGAGCCGATGGGTTTGTAGCGCGCGAATACGTCGGTGATCGTTGCATAGGCCATTAGAAATACTTGCTCCTTCGTTGCTCAAATTCAGGGTCAAGTATCTGCTTGACCACACGCATCAGTTCGTCGGTGTCTAGGAAGCGACCCTTGAGAACGCAGTTGCGATCATCGAGAGACAGCCCCAGTTCGACTTCCATGCCTGTGCCCAGCAGCTTCCGGATTTCAGAGAGATATTCGATTGCCTGGAACGTGCCAGAACCGAACGTCGCCATGTCCTTCCAATTCTCATTGTAATACTCATTGCCCTCATTTGCCAGCTTAAGGGCCGCTTCCATTTGATTGTCTGCGTGCGCCCAACGCATCCGGTGAATGATATCGCGGAACCAGAGGAACTTCCCAAGCTTCCTGTCATTCGTCTCGTGGTCCCACACCAGGAATGGGAAGTTTCGGTGGAAGCGATCCTTCCTGATATCCTCATTGACGTACCCGGTGTGACCCAGGTCGACGTCGGTCAACATGAAGCATTCCCCGGGGCCACCCTTGGGAACCTCGAAGTGCTCATGGATATGACCGACAGCCTTGTACCCAGCGCCAGTCCGGAAGAGACGAGCAGGGCGATCAATCTGGATAGCCGCGCCGCGCGGGGCGACGGTGAAGTGATGTTGAGGTATGATATATCCACTGAGGTTATTCGGACGGAGGTATCGACCGATGTTTCCGGATAGGTATTCATCGGTGTCGATCCACATGATCCAGTCGAACCATTCCGCCAAGTCCTGCGTGCTGGCGTTGCGGGCGTCGTCGAACCCGAAGCCATCCTCGTTCCACTTGTCGTCCGTCTTGGTGGCGATCTGTATTTTCGGAACGTTCAGGATGCGGTATTGCATGTGGGGGTGGTCCTGAAAGAACTGGTCAATCAGCTGTCGTGTCCGGTCAGTGCTCGGCCCCATTGCAAACTGCACGAAATGAACCTGATTATCGAGGCTGTGCAGCGTGTGCAGGATGGTATCCTCGTCGTTCATGCAGATGATAGCCGCGCCTACTGTCTGCCTGGAGTGGGCTTCCCTCGCCTTTTTTAGCGGATTGAGGGGTGGAATTTCCTCGTGATCAGCCTCATAGGTATAGAATAGATTGCCGATCATGCGCCCGTCGCCGCCCATCCCATTGGATAGGGACATCATCTGCATGGCTGGCTTTTTACCGAACATGGTGCGCGCCGCATTCTTGTCCAGGTGCCAGATGTGATTGCGCCATTGGAACTCGTCCTTGACCACGGCGAACGTCATCGGCTCCCAAGCACCGTATGGTGTGGTGATGATCACCTGTCCTCCAAGCTTACACATGGCTTCCACACCTTGAGCGACCTCCCACGGTCGGACGCAGTGCTCCAGAACCTCGACACATATCACGGCGTCAGCTTCGGGAGCGTATTCGTTTTCCAAGATACTCAGTGCGTTCAGGGGCGTCTCGATCTGGTGAGCGGTCAGGTTCGTGGTTCCGAAATCTTCCCTGAATCGATTGACCATATCCACGTTCTGCCCGACATGGTCGAAGGCGACGAAGGTTCTGTCTGGAAAGTCGTGAGCAAGAGGGCCCGAGACGTGACCTTCGCCACATCCGTACTCGACAATAAAGTCGCCGGGCTTGGTCGTCTCAGCAATAGTTTTCTTGATAGCTTCAAAGCGTTGAGTTCCCCTGGCGTAATCGATCCCATAACAAATCTCCGGTTCCTTCATCGCGTAGAAACGCTTGTAATACGAAGCCAGATTTTCATAATCATTATCATCCTCGGGAAGAATGAACGGATAGAAAGCTTCAATTTGGTTTGCCAACTCCTTCGACGGAAGATTAAGATGGCTCTGCTCGGTCAGGAGCGCGTAGGCAGGGATGACATCCCCGTCCTGCACCAGCGACCATGCCCGCGAGAAGACCTGCGACAGATCGGGCTTGGCGTTGGCAACCGCGATCCTGGCTCCGGTGTCCCAGTATAGGTCATCGCGGAGGGGCATCGACTGGACGGCGCTGCTGACTGAGAACTTCCCGATCTTGTCGGTCAGGCAATACCGAACGAAGTCTGCGAAATATTGACACCAGTCGTCATCCCCGACCTCATCAAATTTTGCCTCGGCCATATTGCACCATTTCTCGAAGAAGGTTCCGCAGTTCCCCAGGGTCTCTTCGAGAGCACCTTCCATCGTCGTCAGGAACGGGGTTTCCACGCTGATGCATTCCCGCGCGAGGATGCACGAGGTCTCTTCGAACTGGGTCGGGTAGATGTATGCTGCGCTGTCCGCGAGCAGCTGGCGCATTTCCTGCTGACGGAGAGAACCGACGATCTCGACATTGGGAAGCTCTTGAATTCGAAGATGACACCATTCGTAAAACGATTGCATTTCCGGTGGGAAGTGAGCGTACATGGCGACCTTGAGATTGAATTCCGGAAGCCTCTCCATGATGCCGCCGGGCCGGATCAAGTTCTCCAAGCCGCGCTCGGGACGCGCCGCGTAAACAAGCTGAGTCTCCGACCGGGGTGCGGGGAGGGTTTGGCAGGGCACGATGCCGTTCGGAACCACCTTGATCCTGTTCAAAGGGTAGTCGGTGACCTCGTTGATCTGATGCCGATACCAATCCGACACCGCCCATATCTCGTCCACTGTCCAGGCGCATTGTTCCAGCGCGGATTTGAGACCCCGGTGGGTGGCGATGTCGTGGCACCAGAGAACCTTCTTCCTGGCCTGTGCGTTGACCGCGACGATGCGCGGGTCGCGCGAGGCGATCAAAAGGTCGCACTGCGTGTTGCTGATGTACGCGGAGTAGTTGTTTATGTGAACGTATCGCACGCCCTCGGAGCTATCGGCCCCGTTGTCGATGTAATCTGGCTCACCCTCGGCGGGGAGTTCGCAGAAGACGGTCACAAGGTGGTCCAACGCTTTGAGTTCGTTCGCCATCATTATGACAGCGGTTTCCGACCCACCAAGCGACTTGTACTTGAGGGTGTCAGGGCCGAATGGCATTCCGCCAGCGGCGATAACAATTTCCATGAGTGTGCTCCAAAATAGTGGTGGCGACGCCGGGGCACGAAACGTCGCCACCGGGGTCAGCGATCAACTGACCCTTAATTATAACATGTAAAAATGGCGCGCCCCAATAGAAGCGCGCCATCTTTTTTACGTGCCGGTCAGCCTTATATCACGGACTGAACGCGGATCGCCAGATCGGACGAGACGATCTTCTCATCTTGGTAGTACCCGGCTTCGAGTTCGAAGATTTTCTTCTTAACGTCGAAGGGGTGACGCTGAACCGCGAACGGCACGCCAAGCAGGGGCGATGTCCAACGGAAAGCGTTCATCCACGTATCGGTGTACTTACCGGCCAGCAAGCTCACTTTGGCAAGCCAAATGTGATTTCCCCACGCATCGCCAAGCGACCAGGAACCGTTCTCGGTTTCCGTTTCGGCGAAGGTGTTGATCTGGGCCGCAGGAACCAGGATGCGATCCACGCCAACGAGGGTGGCAAGCTGCGTATCGGTAACCAGACCACCGCGATCACCAAACAGGATGTCACGCAGCTGGTCATTTCGACGCAGCTTCGTCATCACCTGTTCGGGCACGATCAAGATGTTCGGGCGCATGCCCGTGTACTGGCGGAAGTTTTCGACTTCACCCGCGAGATCATCCAGAGGGCGTGAGCCGGTGGTGTTCGACCAAGATGTGTTGATCGCCGTGACGGTGTGAACGTTGGTGGAGTCGACCGCGAGGGCCGCAACACGCTGCTCATAATCCATCATCAAGCGATCCGTGACGAGAATGGCAGAGCTTTCGCCCCAGGCCAGAACTTCGTCATGGTTCACTTCGTCTTCCACGGGCCAATCCGTCGCGAGGGCGTAATTGGGGCAGAAGAACGTGTCGGAGGTCACGGTCGTGTGGACCTTCTTGGCCTCGGTGCCGGGGGCACGCGCGGACAGGTTGGTCTCATGGCGACGGTTGTGACCATGGTTGAACTTGTAATAGATGTCGGACTGCTTGGAGACCGGGGTGATCGGCAGAAGCTGATCGGCAATGAAGCCTTCCGGTCGCCGTCCGACGACTACGTTGGACAGGGGCACATCGACGTGAAGGTCGCGGCCTGTTGAGGGAGTGCCGGGCATTGTTATTCCTCCTTATGCACTGTTGACGGTGACGTTGTGCGGCGCGAGTTCGAGAGTGAACACGGAGCCGGACGCGGCGGTGGTCATCGCTCGGCCCATGACGGTCTTGGTCTGTAGGTACTGACCAGCGGAACCGGCATTGATGGTGCCAAACGCAAGGGTTTCGCCGAAGCCCGACGCGGCACTGACGACCCAGTCGCCAGCAGTGACTGCTCCACCCGCATCGACGCGGACGCGGCCCGAAAGGGCGACCTCGGCGTGCTCTGCGGCTTGGGGCTTGTTCATCAGCACACCCATGCCACCAAGGGCAAGAGCGTGAGATACGAGGCCGACACCGATGTGGTCGACGAAGCGATGCTGCATGGTAGACAGATCACCGGACGCCACGAAGGTTTCGGCTACTACGCGATTTGTGTCAGCCATGACTTATTCCTCCAATCCGAAATAGCGCACTTTCAGTTCCTCGTCCTCGGACAGGACAACGGTTCGTGCGGTGGCATAATCCATGCCGTCGTTTGCTTTCATCTTGGCGTCGGCCTTGACGTGAACCTCGGCGCTGGCATCGGCATACTCGCCCTTGTCGGGGCTTCCGCCATTGCCTTTCTCATCAAGGTCAACCACCTTGGGAAGACTGTCGATGAATTCGGCGAACACCTGGGACATCGACTCTTCCTTGTCACCGAACTTCACGGAACCCGTGATATTCAGGGCCAGGGCCAGAATGCTATCCTTGTTCTTCGGAAGAACCTTGCCGTCTTCGATGGCTTTGTCGACCATCGCCTCGGCGGTGGCTTTCCGTGTGTCGTCTTCGAAGGTGCGGAGATTGTCCTCGGCAGTCTTCTTGGCGGTCTCGGCATCGGCAACGCTGGTCTCAAGAGTGGAAACCTGTTCGGCGAATTCGGCTTGAACCGTCTCCACCGCTTTGCCAACAGCCGCCTCGACGAGCGCGTCAACTTGCTCTTGAGAATAGGTTGTCATGTCGTTTTGCTCCTTAAGCTCGACCACTTCACCAGTGAATTCCGGACCATCCGGTTCCGCGGTGAAGAGTGTGGCGGCGAGTTCTTTCAAACCCTTGACCGCCGGTAGTTCCGCGCCCAAGAGCGCGACCGCCGTAAGTACGTTTTTGAACTGTTTCCCATTAAACTCGGTTTTCGGGAACATTTCAATACTTACGGAATTAAAGCGACGCTCTTTTATCAACTCGAAAAGGGCATCGGGAACGTTGGCGAAGTCGGCGAGGATTTTGTTTCCCTCGATCCAGATTTTGTCAACGATACCAAGGTTGGGGGCACCCTTCCGGTTGCCGAAAAACTTCTGAACTTCCGTATGGCCCAGTTTCAACATCGGTTGAAAGCCGCCAACGGGTGTGAGTTCATTGAACGAGTTCACCATTTCTGCGAGATCGTCCTGCGTGATGTCGACGACCTGACTTCCCCGGTGCTTGCCGGTGGCGAAAATCTCGACTCCTTCAATGCGCTTTGCCATCTTACGATCCTTCCGTAATGACGAAGGTTTTGGAGACAGGGACAATTCCTCCCGCAACCGCGTCCGACTGGACGGGGACGGTGACGGTCTCATTACCGGTCGTGATCGAGTAGCCAGCCGTGGCGGGCAGGGTGAGCGTCAGGATCGTGGCACTGGTCCGCGCCAAGTCGCCGTGTACGAGAGCCATCTGAGCATTCCAGCCAGCCGCATCGGCAAGGTCTCCAAGGATAGCCGCGAGGAACGCCGTGGTGATGGCGTTGTCCGCTGCGATGGTAGCGGCCCAGGTGTCGCCCGTGAGGGTGATGATGACAGTCTCGGAGCCGGTGACGATCTCGCTTTCGAGGACGCCGCCAGCAATCGCGGTGCCGGTCAGGGCGATGGAGACGTTTCCGGTGACGGTGAAACTGTCAGAAGTCGGATCGATACCCTTCGCCGTGCAGAGACCTGGAACATCTATGTTCACGACTTCGGAAGCCGCAATCGAGAATGAAGCGGAAGCTGGGAAGGTGATAGTGACGACTGTGGCGCTGGTTCGAACGATATCGGTATTGTCAAGCGCGCCGTCGCCGCCGATGATCTGGGCAATGAAGCCAGCGGCTTCTGCCTCGAGGGTCGAGAAGCCAGCGATCAGGGCATCAGTTATTTCGTTGTTCGCGCCGATATCTGCATGCCACGTATCACCACTCAGGGTCAGGATCAAGGTCTCCGATCCGTTGACCATCATTTCCTCGGTGACGCCGCCGCTGATGGCGGTGCCGCTCAGAACGATATCTCCACCAATCGTGGGATACCGGCTCTGGGCGAGAGCATCGTTCCGCGACTTGATATTGCGGGTTGCTGCGTTGTAGATTTCACGGCCAGCGATCCTATCGCGCCGCGATGCCTCATTTCGAGGGAAGTTTAGACGTTTGGGCATTTTAAACTCCGAATAAAATTTTCAGCGGGCTACCGCTTGTGATGCTCGTCACTTGAGCCGAAAGTGCAGCGGGCATAAAACCATCTTCAAAAGCATACACGCCTTCAAGAGTGATTGAAAGCCCACCGCCTTTGTTCTTTTTTCGTTGCCTGCAAACCTACTCATATCCCCATCCCAACGGTGACGCCAATTCGATTTTCTTTATTCGATGAAGGACCATTCCCAGATAAGTTGACGATAGACGCACTGGCAAATTTTTCATTGTCCAACGTCACACGATGAATATACCCATTAAATTGAAGGGTATTACTGTGCCGCTTCCCGATATCAAGATCGATAAAGCCAGTCGGCATGGTGATCGCCGTGTCCACTTCGATTGCTGCCCCATCTTTCGAGTGACCGCCATCATTCGCAGCCCACCCGAAGGCATACTGGAACAGGTCTCCATCAGCAATAGCTATAGAATAGAATTCCTGCATCTGGAACCCTCCAACAAATATATGGCCCGTTATAATTCCACTGCTATTGATGGACGAGAATATCTGATTAGACGACCCATCGTCGTTGATAGTGAAAACGTATTGCTCCTGTCCAGATATCCAGGGCTTTTTACACTTCATATATATGGTCCCACTGAGATCGGTCCAGCCAATAATTGTGCTGATAGACTGGGTAAGACTGTCAACCGCCGTTGCGCGAGCAGCCGAAGTGGTCACTCCGCTATATGGCATCGGGGTCGCCGTCGCAGTAATCATTCCTCCCCAGGAGAACAGGGAGCTTGTCCCGTCAAGGTCAACGGTCAGGGAGTCGGTTGTCTGGACAACGTGAAGCTGACACGTCCCGACCAAGTCTGCGGAGGTTGTGAACGTCACAGCACATACATACCAGCCGCCGCCCCAGTTCTCGATGCGCGCGGTATGGTTCGCATGTTCCGTGTTCACGGCCCCTGCACCAGTCAGATCGAAATACGAGACACCATTTCCGCCAGCATCGAAGAGCGCGGTTTCAAGGGCACACTCGTCCAGTCCATCTGCCTTGACAAATTTTGAGAACGTGTGAACACCCGTCCCAGCCAACGTCAATGTGACCAGGGAAGAGACGCCGCCCGTTCCGGTCGAAGAGTCATCGATAATTCTATCCGCCGTGGTCTCGCCGTCAGGGGCGGCTGTCGCATTCGCGTTGATCGTGGTCGTGGCACTGTCGGTATGGGATGTCGCCATATCTTCGTTGTTGAGATATTCATTCGTGTAAGCGGAGAACGTTCCAATGCCGTTATCTGCCCATGAGACACCATCGAAAAGATTGGCACCAAGGCGAGGTCCGAAGCGAGCCGCGCCGGTCGTCGCGAAATACGGATCGCGCGTCGTCCCACGATTGAGAACAAAGCCGCCAGACTTCACACCCTTCGTGACGTCGCCGACATACGTTCCTGTGATCGCATCCGTTGCGTCTTCGTTCATATAAATCGTGGGGGTTAGGCTGGTCGCCCCAACAGACAGGGATAGGGAACACAGATAAACACCGCTTCCCAAATCGAGAGAGATTGAACTGGAGATATAATTCGTTCCGCCAGTCGCCTCTACGGTGCCAGCATCCAGATCAATAGTGACATAAGCGTCCGACCCCGAGACATGCAGGGTGACATACTGCCGGCCAAGCTTTTTCAGATACCCGGAATAGGTATATGTGATGTTGGCGATGGTTGTCGCCGCCGTGTTATTCGTGTGGTGGGTGTTGTTGTCGGTCGTCTCAAAGATAGAACTGAGAGAAATATCTTCGTAGCTGTCCGTCGCGTTGCTCTGAGTCGTCCGGACCCCCGTCCACTCTTCCAGAGCCTCGCTGTCCTCGACCAGATTTTCGGGGGTATACCCAAGAACACCATTGCTATCGTGAACCATGCGCGCGGTCGTGATACTCGAGACAAGGTCTAGGTTCAGAAGCTGAACCTGGGACATTCCGACAAATTGGATATCTAAAATATTGGTCATTAGAATGTCAACTGAACGCCGTTGGTCTGTGGGTCAACACCCCAAGTCCCGTCACCGTTTCCTATTTCAGGAGATACGCCAGTGGCGTATGCAATGGTCATGTTTCCGATCCTTCCCTGCGCGCTTGCCGCCCTCAAAAGGTCTTCAAAGCTATCCTTGGACATCTGCATATAGATGAACGTAAATGGACTGAATTTAGCAGGGGTTGTCTTGGTCGCGTCCTTGGTCCGATAGGGAGTTTGATATGTCGCGATGTCCACGACAGATTTCACATCCGGAACCGTCACGATACCTTTGGGACCAGGGTGAGATTTCCCCCTCAGATGAAAACGGGGAGCAAGCTCATCATCACCCTTGCTATTTTTCTGAACTGGATTGAACGCAATTTTCCCCCGCGCGACACCCTTCATATCAGTGAGGACGCCGTTCTTCGTGGGAGACGTGAGGATGACTGTCGCCATTATCGGATCGCCGTGATGTTCGAAGCGGTCGTCGAGCCAGAGAACACCTTCGTCACGGCGAACGGATACAGCGTCCCGCCGACAACGCCAGTGAACGTGATGACGTCACCGCCCTGCATTTCAACTTTCAGGTTTCCACCTGTGCCGACGAACAGGGCGCGTGCGACGTTGGTCAGATCGGAACTATCTGCGGGAGTGACAGCCTCGGCGCGCGTCGCCGGGCCACTCTTTTCCATGTCCCATTCAACAGCCATTTCAATTCTCCTTGCATGTGGTGATGATGCGTAGCCGGATACCAGCATCACACCACGCTATGAATTCTTCACGAGACAGTCTACGCTCCTTTTTGGCTGCACTCAACCTTTGCCACGTGTTCAACAATCGTGCCGTCGTATTCTCCGCGACTTGCGTTTTGATCTCGTCGTATGAGTTGTAGCCGACCCACGTCCCACCAATCACTGACGGAACCATTGCGGCGATGGTGAGGACTATGGGGAGGTTCATCCTCTCAGGACCCCTCGTAGACGCTTCCACTTCGTTGCGGAATAGATAGGGTTCAGAATTGCGAACACTAGGCGCTTCAATGTCCACTTTGCGATATCATAAATCATGAGACCGGCGGCGACGCCAATAACCATAGGTCCGATGATGTGAAGCCATGTCTCAATCATTTCTTTGCCCCTTTTGCTGGGGTGGTAGCACGATTGCCACCCGCACCCTTGTCGGCGCTTTGGTTGCCTTGCGATGCGCTCGGGGGCGGCTTATTCGGATCGGCGGGCGGCGGCAAGGGTTGCGGGCGAACAACTTCGTCTTCTGGATCACCTTCCTTTCGTAGTGGTAGTCCGAGAATGCTTCTTGCGTAATTTACGTCCTCCTGGTCCATGTCAACCATTCCCGCCGCGTGCAGCAGCCGGATCGTGTCGGCGACTTCTATCCCCTCGAATTCGCCATAGTCCTGCCAGATAAACGTGGGATACAGGTTGTCGTGCTCAAAGTTCATGTCGACCAGATTTTTGATCACCTGTTCGGAAAACGTCGTCATCAGCTGTTTGCCAAGTTCGTCCGCCATTTTGAAGAGCACGCGCAATTGGAGACGTGATTGGCTGTCCGCACCACGTGTCACGTCTGATCCGCCCGCCCCAAGCAGGGCGACGACGAGCAGGGCACGCGATATGGCGTTGTCGTGATATTGGAGTGCTTCCTGATAGGTCGCGGTTCCTGACCGAGTTGCCTCGATTAATTCGACTTCCACGCCCTCGGGCACTAGGATTTCCGATTTCGCGGACAACCCAGTCAGGATACCTTTCAGAAGTCGTTTCAGTTCGTCGGACGCGCCCAACGGATATTTCATCATTGTCATCGGGGAGCCAAGCCGCTCCAAGAAAACGTTCCAGAAATTGATCAGGAACTTTTTGGCCCACCAATTGCGATATGCCGCCCGAAGGTCCGATACGCCGTAGTGGTTCTGGAATTCACTCTGATGGGCAAAATGCCAAATCTTGTTCGGCGGCAAGCTGATCTTGTCCCCGGTCTTGCTGTCCTGCCTGAATTCGCTGATATTCCCGTGTTTATCCGCAATGATCTTGATTGTCTCCGGATCACGGTGTTTGATCGCCTTGATGAGCAGGGCCTTGTCTCCTTCCCACTCTCCGACCTCCCAGATGATCTCGCCGGCAGAGAAGCCGAATTCCAGCGCGGACAGCCCCTGGCGAGCTACTTCCTTGAAATTCATCCGCTCGAGGTTGTGCTTGACGAACTTGGCTATTTTTTCAGCCTCTTCGTTCTCTGCTACTGCGGGCTTCATCTCCCATGCCCTGCCATGGATCAAAATCTTCTTGAAGGCCAATGTCGCCTTGACCTGATCGTCGTGCTTCATATCTCGGTAGATCGACCAGCCCTTGCGATTGATCAGGGTGTCGACGCCCATGAACTCCATTCCGCCTTTTCCGGCGGGCATGAAGCTGCGGACGACTTCACCGTCTACGACCATCGCTTCCCCTTCAATTGCGAGGGGGCGACCAGGAGATCGGGGGGAACCAGCTTTGACTCGGACGCGGCGCTTTGCCATTGGTTAATTTCCTTGTTAACCCTTTTTAACCATAACAGAGGCTCTATAGGGAATTTTCTACAAAGTAAGAGATACCTAACCTATTGATATCATTATAAACCATCCGCGACTGCCGTAAAGAAGTTATACTCACGAAAGTGTGGGTATGTTTTAGTTTTGAAGATTTCCCTTATAGGAAACTCACCACAAATCCATCTCTGCCATCGGTCGGTCGTCGCCCTCAATGATATCGTTTTCTGATACCTCAATGTTGTTTGAACGGAAAGAGTACCATGGGGCAAGGCCCATTACAATCACATCGGCCCTATCGGGGCTTGCGTCCTCGCCGAGACGGTCGCGCATCTTATTTTTGCTCTCGACCAGGATTTTTTCTTTCTCGTTATATCCGTATTGGACCGACGCCAATTGGTTGACCAAAATCTCGTCATCAGGGATATGGATCAACCCCTGCTCGAATGCGCGTCGCGCGTACCACCAGTCACGTGATCTGCGGTTTGCGAACATGCGAATGTCGTCAGCAGGGTCTTTGTCGGCTTTTAGGCTCTCGCCGCCATTATACGGCGTCACAACTACGTCACGTCGTCTAAGCCCGTCAACCACGCCACCCCCGACGCCCGGCTCGTCAATGATAGTCCGGAGTACTGTCATTCCGCTCGCGCGCACCGATCTTATCGCCTCAAGCACGATATCCTCGCATTGGACCGTCGACGTCTTCGCCCAGGTCTTCATCGATATGCATTGTCCCTTCCGGAACAGAGCCAGGACGGTTTCGTCTCCACCTTGACGCGCAACGTCCATGACGACAGTAATTGGGTCAGCAACGGAATCGAATCCAGGTAGCTGGACATCAACGGCTTGCTCTGCCCATTGGAGCGGAATACATGCGGCATCGTCCAGTCTCGGAAATAGTCCCCGCACACGCACGTCATATACCGCGCTGTCGATTCCATATTTCTTCTCCATGATGTCACAATATTTCTTCGTGACACGTTTCGAGTAATATACCTTGCCGTGGTTCTGTTTCGTGTCTCCGACGATATGTTTGATCTTGGGATCGCCTGAGATCGTAAATAGCTCATACAGGGCCGCATTCCGGTGGAAAGCGTTGTAGAACTCTCCAGACGTGAAATTCGGATTTCCGGTGAGCAGGAGCTTTGCGACTTGATCTTGCTCCCCTGCATCTGACATAATACCCTCGATGACTTCAAACACGTCCGGAGGAATTGCTGATGCTTCGTCTCCCTGCACCATTATGTCGGTACTATGGAACCCCTGAAGGTTGGCACTTTTGTTCGAGGTGCGAGCGACTGCGAACCATGTCTTCGGGTGAGCTTTGTTCCGAATATGACCCCCAGAGATGTCCCACTGTGCTGCAAGCCCTGCTGGCATATGCACGTGCCATTTTGCGTATTCCGGCCATAGAACGTCGTGTAGCTGAGCGAAAGTCGGCGCGGTTGATACGACACGCGATTGAGGCCAGAGGTTCAGGAAAATCCATCCCGCCCAAGCGAGCGTCGTCGTCTTCCCCACGCCATGTCCAGACTTTGCGGCAACGCGATCTTTTCCGCCAACGAAGAGACCGTTGAGGACATCCGCCTGATAGTCCTCGGGGGTGACGTTGAACCAATCCTTGATCGCTTCGACCGGATTGTTCCGCCAATACTCGTATGCTTTCTCAGACTTCGTAGACATCGATTTCCCTTTGCACGTCAGCAGGGACTTTACCGTCGATCACAAAGGATACGACGTTCTGATATCCTCGAAAGTGCCACGCCGTATAGGGAGGGAAGAACCTTCGGGTAAATTCCTGCCCTGCTGAGTTTTGGTACGTCACAGAGATTGAATCAATCATCTTTCCCTCCAGCGTTGCTGAGCGTCGCCATCCAGTCATCATCTTCCTTTTCGGGCGTCATTTTCTTGAAAACCGACATGCGCGGCAAAACCTTGTCGGAGAGGAACTTTATCACTGAAATTCTGTCTTTCAGCGGTAAAGTCTCAAAACCCGCCACCGCCTCGCCGGCTTCGTTGATCGTGACGGTCGGGACTGGTTGACCATTGGCGATAGCAATCAGGAGACCGACTGGGTCTGTTTCCTGATTAATACGGACCACGTGCTCTTCGATACTGATCGGCTTGGCATCTGCCACGTGGTACGTGGCGTGGACGGGTTTGCCACGTAATGCAGGGGGCAGGAAAACTGCCTCAGGTATTGGGCCTTCCTCAAGCTTCATCGCCTGGGTCGTGTATCTTTTCATAGCTTTCTTAGACATGCCCCTT